ATGCACATTACAGGGAAGAATGGAAACACAACTTCTTTTGCAGGAACAGACATACTATCAGCAGCAGGTACAGCAAGCGGATACGCAGAGTACACTGGTAGTTTTGATTTTGCTGACTCTCTTACTTCTCTTATAGTTGAGGTAGGGGGTCGTGACATTAACTTGGCTATCGGGCCAATGTTTGATGATGTAAGTATAAACGTCTTGTATAATATAGTTTCTCAGATTGTACTACAAACAATAACTACCATAGAACAATATGTATACATTAACGGAGATGCTACCCAAGAAGAGATAGACATAGTAAAAGATATATTTGAACACAACGATACTATAGAACAACCAGATGGCGATATGAACTTTGAGCCTATAGATGGTGGGGATAATAAAGACGAAACATCTTATGAATCTGTAGAACTAGAACTAGAGATACCAGATTTTGAAACAGACTTTAATATGCCAGATATGGATATTGGTCCACCACCTACTATGGTAGAAATAAAAATGGAAGCTACCGTAGAAGCAGATATAGAAATGGAGTTAGCTCCAAAGCCGGAGATGGAAGTTACATCAGTAGAAGTCGTAGCGGAACAGCCTGTAGATAATGTAGAGACAACAGAAGAAGCACCGCCAGAACCAGAAATTAAAGAAGAGCCTACAGAAGAACCAAAGACGGAAGTTAAAAAACTAGAACCTAAGAAAGAAGTTAAGCCAGAAGCTAAAGAAGAAAAAGCTAAACCTGTAGTTGTAGTAAAGAAAAAAGTTGTAAAGCCTAAGACTAAAGTACAAAAGAAAAAAGCTAAAGAAAAAGCAGGCAGTAAAATAATTAAGAAGATGGGTGACAAAAATAGATACGACTCCTCTAATCAAATTAAGACACTGATAGTGATGCAAGTACTAGGAGGAACTAAAGAGTTCTTCTCAGCTCAGACACAGCTACCAGATATACAAGGTTTCTTTTCTAATGGTATTGTACCAGACTCAATAATAAAAGATAATAACTTTGCTTCCTTTATGTTAAAAGGGAAGTCACACATAGCCATGAATGCATTAATAGATTCGCAATACAAATAGGAGAGATACAATATGACATCATCGTCAACAACATCCATTAATGATGTAGGAACTAATAGCGGTTTTGCAGTTCAGACTGCCGTCACTGTAGGGAGCAGTGCAGGTAGTAGTAATGTAACAACTGTAGCAGCCGTTATCGTACATCTATCAGCGGAGATATACTATAATTTTAGTGCATCTGCAACAGCCGCAATATCTACAGGAAACGATTTAAAACTTGCGGCAGGGTTACATACATTAGTTGTACCCAAATCAGGTACTACACTTCAGTACTTAAACTATCAACGTGTAGGTGGCAGTGACGTTACTATGCGTTTAGTACTACAATAAATAAATTTTAAAAAGGATAATACGATATGGCAATTACTACAATTACACAAGGCATTGAAGAATACGATACAGACGTTACTTTTGGTAGCACTATTGATGTTTCAGGTGCAGCTACTATAGGTGGAACACTTGGCGTAACAGGTGCAGCTTCATTTACTGCACAAGGTCAGTCTCCACGAGTAAACGTACTCGCACAGGTAGCAGGATATACTTCTGGTACTGTACTAACAGCAGCACAGTCAGGGGCTATTGTAACATTCCCTGCAATGGATGCTGGAGCAACACTATCTCTTCCAGCAGCCGCTGGTTGCTTGGGTGCTACTTACTCATTTGTAATGCTAGGTACAGCAGGTAATGATATTGATATTATTACTAACGGATCTGAAAAGATTCTTGGTTGTGTACCAAAAGGTGACGGTGACAACGTAGGAATTGCAGACGCAAATGATTCTGCAGGTTTTGATGAGAACGCAGTTGTAGGTTCAAGTTTTAAAATTACTTGTATTTCAACTACAGCAGCACTAGCGTTCTTGTTACACGATGTCATTGACGGTCTTGCAGCAAACACTGGCGGCCTTAACCTTAAATAAAAATAGGTAGATTAACATGGCTATAAAAAAGAAATCAACTGTTAACAAAGCTGGTAACTACACCAAGCCTACAATGAGGAAAGCTCTTTTTAGTACTGTTAAAGCTGGGAGTAAGGGTGGAAAGCCGGGCCAATGGTCGGCACGTAAAGCCCAACTCCTAGCTACCCGTTACAAAGCTAAAGGTGGAGGGTACACATAGTGGCACTCAAGCCTAGTCAGAAGAGCTTAAAGTCGTGGACTAAACAGAAGTGGAGTACTAAGAGTGGGAAACCATCTAACAAAACTGGTGAGAGATATTTACCTGCAAGGGCAATTAAGTCTTTATCTAGTAGCGAGTACGCTGCAACTACACGAAAGAAAAGAGAAGATACTAAAAAAGGTAAACAGTTTAGTAAGCAACCTAAGACGGTAGCTAAAAAGACTAGATCGTATCGGAAAGTATAATGGCTGAAGTTGAATACAAAGGCATTAAGGTAGGAGGGTCAAAGCTTCTACTTATAATACCGTTGATCGGTACAATCATTGGGGGTTTATGGGGTGGCTTTGAGGCTTACCAAAGATATTTATCTATGGAAAAGAAGATAGCTAACTTTGTATCCCCTGATTTGTCACACATTGATAATCATATGGTTATGGTAGATGGCGAACTTAGAATAATACAAGCTGAGTTTGATGCACTTAAAGAAGTAGACGCAGCAACAGGGTCAGTTATACGTGAGCAAATCAATAGTGTTAAAGCTATTGCAGCTACACTACAGACAGACCTACATGATCTACGTATGGATATTAATCAAGACACAGCAGAACTAAACAACGCTATTGAAGTTAAGTCAGATAAGATAAACGCTAACATAGATAAACAAGAATCCCGTTTAGAAAAGCAAGATGCTCGTAATCGTCAGAACATAGAGGATGTACGAGGAGTAATTAATACATTTGAACTTAGGTTTGAATCTACTATTAAAGCATTTGAAGAACGTATGGATTCTAAAATGTCTAAGCTAGATCAGAAACTAGATAACTTAGAAGCAGCCTTAGATAAAAAAATACAACGTGCAATAGATAACCCATTGGCAGGTAACTAAATGAGTGTAGAGTATAGAGGCGAAACCTTTGCAGGGTACAACAAACCTAAACGTACACCTAAGCACCCTACTAAGTCACACGTAGTTCTCGCTAAAGAAGGTGACACTATTAAAATGATACGCTTTGGTGAGCAGGGTGCAAGCACTGCAGGTAAACCTAAAGCTGGCGAGTCAGATAAAATGAAAGCTAAACGTAAGAGCTTTAAAGCTAGGCACGGTAAGAATATTAAACGTGGTAAGTTAAGTGCAGCTTATTGGGCAAACAAAGTAAAGTGGTAAAAACATGTGGACACCTTTAGTTTTATTGTGTACAATGTCATTCTCTGAATGTACTACATATGGTGGACCACTATTTAAAACTGAAGAAATATGTCACGAACAAATTAATACAATAGGTCTACCTTTTTTAAAAGAGAAGTATCCTTATAGTAAGATTATAAAATCAAAATGTATTTACTGGAACTTAAACTCTTCCGAAGTAGAAACCTAAGAAGGAAAAACAATGGCAAGTAAACTAACTAAATGGATTAACGCTCATTTAAAAGCTAAAGGTAAATCTCCTAAAGAAGCTCAAAAAGATGCAGGTAAATACTCAAGTATAGCTGCAGCTAAGAGAGCTGGTAGTCTGTACTACACAGATAAAAAAGGTAGAGTTATGATTGCAGCTTACGCTGAAGATTTAGCTAAACCTCTTCCTGCACCTAAGAAAAGACCAGAGCCAAAACCTAAGAAAAAACCTACGAGTAAAACTCCTGATGAATCTTCTGGTGGTAAATCAAAGGTTACTAGTACACAAGTAAAAAAATCTATCTCAGATGCAGAATTAAAAATAAAGATAGCTAAGTCTGAAGCTAGTGTAAACGCTGCATTAGCAGCAGTAGCAGCCGCAAATAAAAAAATAGAAATCTTTGACAGAACAAGTGTTTTAAATGACAAAGCTAGATTATTTAAAGAAGAAAAAATAGCCCTTAGAGAAAAATTAAAAGAAAAAATTAAAGATCCTGAAATATCTGTAACTATAATTAAAGCTTCTCCGGGTCCATTAAAACGTAAGCCAACTGCTAAAGAATTAAATAACGAATCAGATCAAGATTCATTAGATAAAGCATTACGTATGGATAATAGAGTTGAAAAAGAAAGAGATGTTAGACGATCAGGTAATAAAAAAGATACTAGAAACTCTATTGAAAGAGAAGCAGACCTTCTTAAACAAGAACTTAAGAAAAAATATAAAAGAGGTAGGGCTTCACCTAGAGCAAAGGGAGGATTAATAGACATGAGAAAGACAGGTTTGTTTAGATAACATAACCATCTTAAAGTTTAATAATTTAAAGGAATACTAAATGGATAAAATGAAATCATCTATCGCAAGTATAACTCAAATAGGAGTTGCACTTTTAACTTTGTCTATCGTGGCATCTGTGCTCGTTGGACCTAGCAATCTTATCTTCTTAGGGGATGCAGTAGGCAACATTGTTGATCTAATTGAAAACCTAGGAAGTTCTGGACTTGCTGGACTTATTGCTACAGGAATTATACTACACCTATTTGGTTGGTCAGGTTTTTGTGATTGCAATAGTAAAGGTAAATAAAACATAACAGGGTTGCAATTATAGCAATTTTATGTTATAACTAAGTATGGTATAACTTCCTGAGTAAGTCAGATTATCTGATCTACTTTATTTTAAAAAAGGGAAGGTATACCATGTTAAAAAGATTATGGCACAGAGCAGTAGCGGCACAAGAACGAAGAGCCAACTACTGGAAATTACAAAACATGACAGACAGAGAATTGCGAGACATTGGTGTTGAGCGTTTTGAAATTAAACAAAGGGTATTCAAATGATGAAAAAAAGTGGCGGCATGAAAATGGCTGGTAGTATGACAAAGAAAAAACCTTCTACTTATATGGCAGGCGGCATGGCTAAGAAAAAACCTGCAGCAAAGATGATGGGTGGCGGCATGGCTAAGAAAAAATCTATGGGCTATGAAGCTGGCGGTATGGCTATGAAAAAACCTACTGGTGGAGCAAAGAAATTACCTAAAGAGGTACGTAACAAAATGGGTATGATGAATAAAGGTGGCATGGCTAAGAAGAAAGCTAAATAATGTTAGCTCAACTTATATCTCCAGTCACCGGATTACTTGACAAGTTCATTGAAGATAAAGATCAGAAGGCTGCTTTAGCTCACGAGATTTCTACAATGGCTGAACGTCACGCACAAGAACTAGCTATGTCTCAAATTGCTGTTAATCAGGAAGAGGCAAAGTCGGGTTCTTTATTCATTGGTGGCTGGAGACCATTTGTTGGTTGGACATGTGGTATTGCTTTAATGTATCACTTTATCTTGCAGCCATGCATATTATTCTTTGCTACTATATTTGGTGCAGAGTTACCCCCATTACCATCTTTTGATATGGGTAGCCTTATGACTGTTTTAATGGGAATGCTAGGATTAGGGGGACTACGCTCCTATGAGAAGACAAAGAAGATAGCTAAGAAATGAGCGCAGAAAACTTTATACCTTGCTTAAACATGCTTCTGAAACATGAAGGTGGTTTTGTAAATCATCCATCAGACCCCGGAGGCATGACAAATTTAGGCGTTACTAAAGCTGTATACGATGCATACACTAATCGTAACGCCACCGAAGAAGAGATGAGAGCGTTAACACCAATAGATGTATCTCCTATCTACAGAAAAAACTATTGGGATCGTGGGAGATGTGATGGTCTACCTAGTGGAGTTGATTGGTCTGTATTTGACTGGGGCGTTAATAGTGGAGTGGGCCGTTCTGCGAAAGCCTTACAGAGGATTGTGGGCGTTACTGCTGATGGTGGCATTGGTCCTATGACACTTAAAGCTGTTGCAAACTTTACACATAAAGACATAGTAGTTAAGATGCACTCTACTCGTCAGCAGTTTTACGAAAGCCTTTCTACCTTTAAAACATTTGGTAAAGGTTGGACTCGTAGAAATAATGAAACATTAGAAACAGCATTAGAAATGCTAAAGAGGTAACAATGAAAAACAAATGGATATGGATAGGTTTAGCTCTTGCAGTATTTATAGTTGTTATGTTTTACGGAACTAACAAACTAATGTGTACTCCACCGTGCCTTTAAATGAACAAAGGGTTAACACCTCAACAAAAAAGTACAATGACTTGGCGTTGGTCAGCTCTTATTATATACTTACTAATATGTTTTTATGATTTTATGTTCGTGCCAATTTGGTACGGAATTAATAGACCAGACATATCACAATTTATGACTATAATAAACTCAACAACAGAACCAATGGTACAAATGGAATTGATGAAAAAACTAACAGGTCAACACAGTCCATTTACTTTAATGGGTGGAGGCTTGTTTCATTTAGCTTTTGGAGCTATACTAACAGGATCAGCATTTGCAGGAAAAGGACAATAACATGGCAAAAGGTGTACAACATTATTTAAAAGATGGAACAGAGTACAATGGGGCTAATCATAAAATGCCAGATGGTTCTTTACATACAGGTAAAACTCACACTAAAAGTTCTAAACCCCTAGTTCACTTTAAAGATCTTACAAAGACAGCAAAAGCAAAAGTTGGAAGTGCCAAAAAACCTAGCAGGAAGAAAAAGAAATAATGACACGAGTATTAACTGATAATCAAACTAAATTCTTAGAAGTCTTGTTCGATGAAGCAGGTGGTAATCATGCCTTAGCAAAAAAACTAGCAGGCTATAGTGACAGCACTTCTACTAAGGCTGTAAGAGATTCTTTAAAAGATGAAATAATGAGTGCAACAACTGAGTACCTAGTTCAGATTGCACCTAAAGCTGCAGTAGCTATGGCTAAAGCTTTAGATGATCCTACTGAGTTAGGCATACGAGACAAGATGGCAGCAGCTAAAGATCTATTAGATAGAGGCGGCTTTGGTAAAGTTGAACGTGTAGATGTTAACTCATCTAGTGGCGGTGTATTTATTTTACCAGCTAAAGAAGGTACGAACGAATAAAACATGAAGACTTAGGGTATTGGGAATTACCTAAACCTAAAAGAGGAAAAGAAAAAGAATGGCACACTATTGCCAGACTATCTCTTACTACTGTACCATTTGGTTACGAAGTTAATAAAGATAACGATAGGTTGTTAGAACCTGTACGAGAAGAACTAGAAGCACTAGAGATAGCTAAAAAACATTTACTACAGTATAGTTACAGAGAAGTAGCTCAGTGGCTAACTAAACAAACAAGTAGAAGCATATCCCATATGGGATTAAAGAAAAGAATAGATATTGAGCGAAAACGTAAAAAAACAATTGTTATTAAACGTAGGCTTGCCCAGCGACTTGCCCAAACGCTCCAAGAAATCGAGAACCTCGAAACGCAAAAAGTTGGAACTTACGCCAATTAAAGAAGTTGAAGCTGTACCTGCTCAATCTGTAGCACCAGCATATGACGTACAAGAAGCTCAGGACGTAGTCTTTAGACCTAACAAAGGACCACAGACAGACTTCTTGTCTTCGTCTGAAAGAGAAGTACTTTACGGTGGAGCAGCAGGTGGTGGTAAATCTTACGCTATGTTAGCTGATCCACTGCACGGATTAAATAACGCTAACTTTAGTGGACTACTAGTACGACACACTACTGAAGAATTACGAGAACTAATACAAAAAAGCCAAGAGTTATATCCTCGTGCTATACCGGGTATTAAATGGTCAGAAAGAAAAAGCCAATGGATCTCACCTAGAGGTGGTAGACTTTGGATGTCATACCTAGATAAAGATATGGATGTTACACGCTACCAAGGACAGGCGTTTAACTGGATAGGTTTTGACGAGTTAACACAGTGGAGTTCTCCTTACGCTTGGGACTACATGAGATCTCGTTTACGTAGTGCCTACGCTAAAGA